GGGTTAGAGAACGTGAACGTGGTGTTTTCTGTCAGCGTGTGGCTGAATGCGTTACCAGCCTCGCAGTTGACCGTTGTGGCGTTGCCAGATGACGTTACCGCTGCATAGGTTTCGTTGTAGCTGTCAACGATTAGCTCGCCAGTGATATCTACATCGCCGGTGTAGGTTGCGCCAACCTTGGCATTAAGCTGCGTTTGGATTGCAGAGGTTACACCGTCAACGTAATTAAGCTCTGCGGTTGTTGCTGTAACACCGTCTAGCAGATTAAGCTCTGCTGTCGTGACAGTTGCGCCGTCAAGGATTTCAAACTCAGTGTTTGTAACGCCGCCAAGCAACGTATCAAGAGCATCCCAGTTACCGTTTAGAAAGCCACCCCAAGCGTCTTCGTCGCCGCCTACGGTTGGCTTATTCCAAGAATAATTCGTCGTTGTCGTAGGCATTATGCGGCCCTCTCTAAATAGTCTGCTTCTGTCCAAGTCGTTGATGGATCAGATGCTTCTGTCCATATGGTTGTCGGGTCGGGTGCGTCTTCCCACTTATACCTAGCATTCACGACAGGCGTAAACGCAATATTGTCGGAAACCGCAAAAGTCCTTATTCTGATATACCCTATATCGGACGAAATTGAAATAGCGGCGGTAGTTGAGGCCACCACATCGTAAACGCCGTTTGCGGTTGCAGAAAATGCAATCGCAGTGGAAGCAGAAACATTCCGCGTTACACCGCCGGAAACGCTCGCAGCAAAAGCAATATTCGCAGAGGCGCTACCTTCTTCAATGCTAATGTTTTTGCCGTAAATATACGATCCGTAAGTGTTAAGCCCGTAGCCCGGTCTAAATCCGGGAATAACCTCGTATTTTACCGCGCTGACGGAAACAATGCCGCCAAGGCTTATGCTTGCAGACGCATCAACAACGCGCACGCCAGTTGGCTGCGATGCGGCAAATGCAATAGCTGTGGACGCTGCGCCGTCTACAATCGTAACGGCAGACGCAGACGCGGAAACGCCAATAGACGCAGAAGCAGCCCCCTGCGTTGTCTCAGGCTCGCCGTATAACCCAGAGTCATAAACCCCTGAGTTATATGTTGAGCGCAAGCCCATTAGCTCGCCGTTACGTCAAGATCGCCCGTAGGAATGCGGAACACATCGCCGTCGTTAATCGCTTTGGCGGTTGTCAAAGCAGAGTGGATAATCATATTGCCACCAGAAGACGCGTCCATGATGCCGATCCAGCCCACCGTTCCCCAGTTGCCGCCGCTCGCCGCAGGAAACTCAATTGACGCAGAGTTTGATGCGGTATCGTTAGTTACTGTGAATGCAGCAACCTTGCGGGTGTAGCCGTTACCAGAAACCTCTGTGCCAGCAGCGCCGGTATCTGTCGGGTCAGATGTAAACAGGCCAACGTACCAAGCTGTAGGGCGCGTTACGCTGTCGGTGGTCAACAAATACTTCAGCGTACTTGTCTCAAATGCATTTGTTAAAGACATGGATTTCTCCGTTAGATATATCTAGGTGAACCATACACCATTTTCAGATCAGTAGCTAGTAACGCGCATTCTAAGGCCGGAACCAGCAAATCGCGTGTCATCGGACGCCTTTTGCAGCGACTGCAACGCCGCCGCGTAAAGCGCAGCCCAAGTCTGCGTGCGGGCGTCATCCTGCAAATACGGTGCCGACTGAATAAGCGTGCCATATAGGTAAACGTCTGGCGCGTCCAGCAGCAGCCAGTTGGATGCGTTGCTATCGCTCAGCGCGGGCGTCTTAGCGTAATATTGCAGCTGCATCGTGTAGTCAGCATCAGGCGTCGGGAACACCTCAATCGTATCGCCAATGTTTGCGTAAAACCGTGGGCGGCCAGACGCATCCGCTGTCTTCTGCCGATACTCAAGCATGTCATCACGCGAAACCAGCTCAAGGCGATACGTGTTGCCGGACGTGATGCTGAACCTGACAGTCTCCATCCAATCCGTAGGCATCTGCACGTATCTGCTATCAAGCGTGGCATCTGCGCGCTCGATCATCTTGTAATGCCGCAAGTCACGATTGATGCCAGCCTCTGCCAGCGAAATAAAATCAGGGATGACAGACGTCAGATCATCGCGGTTTAGCCAGCTGGCTACTGACGTCTTTAGATCCGTGTATGTTGAAATAGCCATTAGTCTAACAATCCTCTGCCAATAGGTTTTCGCCCTTGAGACGAAACATCTACTAAGTTTTGACCAGCCCGCAAGCTGCTTATAATTTGCTGATTTGGTGAAAATTCTGCTGTATCCAGAGGAAAGCCTTTTGGGTTGTCAGGGTTGGCTCTTGCTTGAACATTACGCGCTTCAACCTCTCCGGCCTCACGCAAATAAGCGTCAATTGCGTTTAAACTTTGAACCTCCCTTGCTCTATTTACCAATTCCCTAAAGCCAAACGCCCCAGCTCTGTGTTTTTCAATTTTACGCTCAATGCGTTTTATTGCGTTCTTAACATCTTTGGGTGTGTCAAAATTACGGCGAGCAGCATTATACAAATCTTTTTCAAAATCGGTCATTTCAGACAATCTAAAATCACGCAATTGAGCAGAAGCTGATGCAATCCAATTGTCACGGGCAACCCCAGAGCGCTTAGGCATTGGGCCTAAATTATCTACAATTTTATTACCGTACTTATACCAATCTTGAAGGCGCGTCACTTCTGCGGGTTTAGCCCTTCCCTCAATCGCCTTTCTTGAAAGGCTGTTTAATTTATCAATGTATTCAACCTGATACAAAGGCTTAATCTGATCGTATTGGTTGTTGAACGAGTCATATTGATACCGCATGTTTTTGGCGTCTGATGAGGAAAATAAATTGTCAGAAAATTCTTTAGCCTGCGTTTTTGAGTAATCATCAGTAGGGCTTGAGCCGCCGCTAAAACCTTCACGATTTTGCACCGCATGTTGAGCTTCGTGCAGCAAGATAGACCGCATTTTCTCTGGGTCATTCATCGCCAATGAAATTCTTTGGTTAGACGGTGAGAATGTTCCACCGGCACCATCCATATCTTTAGGCTGCTTGAAATCAACAGGCATCCCACGCATTGATGGATACAACTCGTAAAGCTCTGGATGGGTTAAGTAGTCCTCTAATCGCATGGCTGTATTAGGTGAAGGGGCTTTTAAAACGCTTGCAGCGCTATCGTCTATCTCAAAGCGCAACTTCCCATCCGCGCCTCTAAATACGCCAGTACGCTCATAAACTTCTCTATTCTTAAATCCTTGCTCAAGCAAACTTTCAGCTTCTGCAGTAGCAGATCGACGATGGTCACCTGTTCTGGCAGCGGCTCGCTTGCCAGCAAAAATGCGTGTCGTTGTAGGGTCATATTCCAAAGCTCCGCGACCTGAAGCCGCAAGAGATCCTGCGCTAACCAGCCCCGCCGTGCCAAGCGCTTCGCTTATCATGTCTTCCTGCGGGATCGTGCCGCGATATGCGGAGATAGGCGCGTCAACGGCTTTGGCAGCGGGCGAAAGCAGCCCCGCAAGCATGTTGCCAATGCCTTCATATCGCAGCGTGTCGGTGCCGTACACTGGCTCTTTCGACAGCAGCCCGCCAAGCACGGGGCGGCGGCCTTCCGCAGCCAGCTCGCTGCGCTGCTGTCGGGCCATATCATACAGCGCAGAAAAGATGCTCTGCTCTTCGCGTAGGCGTCTTAACTCTTCAGCGGTCGCCATTACATGTTCCTCAAAAAATCAAATATGCCCATAGCAGCGCCTGCTTTGCTGCGGCGGTCGCCTCTAACAAGCTCGCTCAGGGCGCGCACGCCAGACCGCACGGCCTGACCATAGTCTTCGACCCCGTAAAGCTCGCGGGCGTCGCCAAGAAGCCCCTCAACGCGCATCTTAGACGCGGTAGGGTTTGGCAGGCGAGACTGCGCCATAGATGATAAAACGCCGGCACGCGGGCCTTGCTCAGCAAAAAACTGGTTGGCGGCTTGCTGATTGCGCGATGCGGTGTCTGGATCGTCATACAAGCTTCCATGCTGCTCAAGGGCGCGCCGTATCGTGTTATCGGAATACAAGAAGCCCTCCGGCCCGTCTTCGCGCATAGCGTAAGCGTTTTTAACGTCACCCGTTAAATCTGCGTATTGCGATCTGAGATCCAGCGTATCCATATCAGCAATCCCACGCGCGGCGCGACCAGTAATTCGCGCTCAGCTTGCTACTCTTGCCCTTGATGCCGCCGGAGCGTGCGCAGTAGGACGCCTTGCGTTTCGGCTGATCCTTCTTGATGGACATGGCGGGGTCGCCAAAGTTAACCTTCTTCACTGTGTCGCCTTCAACCGCCAGCACCTCAAACTTCTTCGGGCCACCGCGTCGCGGTTTATTCACCGCCGTGAACCCGTGGCGCTTCTTCGCGGATGCGATCTTCTCTGCCTTGGTGCGTGCCATGCTATTTCTTCTTCGCGGTTTTCGCTGACTTCTTAAACGCCTTCGCGGTAGGCGCGCCCTTGCTGCCTGCCTTGCGCATCTTCTCGCCAGACCCAGCGGCAATGCGCTTACGCTTTGCGTGGATGTTGGCATATAAACCCTTAGCCATCTAAGCTCCTTCGCCCCACTGGACGCATTGATAATCCGTTGCGCGATATGCAGGAAACATCTGCCGCGCGTACTTCAGCCCGCTTGGTATGGACTGTATGCATTGGCTTTCGCTCTGCATCACAGGGCTACCAAACGCAAAGCATTTGCCTTCGACGCTGCAAAGCAGAAGCAGCGCCGTCCACATCACTTCTTCTTCTTCGCGTATGACACTTTCTTGCCAGACTTCTTGGCAGCGGCCTTGGCTTTCGCCATGCCTTTGGGCGTGTACGCGTAATGTTTTGATCCAACTTTGGGCATCGTAACCTCCGTTATATCTTCCAGCATAATAACACTAAAACGCCAAAAAGAAACCCCGCGCGCGCAATGGGAGGAACGCGGCGGGGCCAAGTTGCGCGAGACAGGGAGGAAACTCGCTTGAGACATAGATAGCGCGAGCAATAACGCTTGTCTATGTGGGGGTAGGGTAAACTTTTTTCAGAAAAATGCAAATAGCTGCATTTAGGGGGTTGTATCTATGTTAACATTGTGTTAACTTAAGGTATAAATCAACAGGGGCTGCGGCCCCGCAACGCTCGGGAGGGCAATATGACCAAACTAAAAATCAAATCAATCAACCACGGCGAAACCAAAGCAGACAAAAACCGCTACTGCGGCCCAGCCGTCATCAGCGCCATCACAGGCATGACCACTGGCGAGGCTGCGCGCCTGATACGTCACGTCAGCGGGCGCAAGTCAGTCACCGGCACCAGCACATGGGAAGTCAAGCGCTCCCTCGAAATGTGCGGCGTCGATAGCAAGCGCGAAAGCTTCGGCCTCGCGCTGGGTCGCAGCAAAGGCCCGACGCTGGCGGCGTGGCTCAAGCACACCGTCAAGCAGCGCACCGCCGACCGCGTATTCCTGATCGTCGCGGGCTGGCACTGGCAGCTTGTGCAAGGCCGCCGCATCGTGTGCGGCATCCTCGGCGATCCCACTTCGATCCGCGACAAGCGCGTCAAGCGCCGCGCACGCGTCGCCGAAGTGTTCGAGCTGCAGTCGATGGGCGCGATCACCAAGCCCATGGCAGCGGCCAAGCCAAAGCGCGCAGCGCAGCCTGCCGACAGCGACCGCGCCAAGGCAAAGCGTCTGGCCGCCAAGCTCGGCTTCACCATCGAAAGCCAATACGACACATATTTCGACGGCAGCCGCCAATACATGTATTGGATCGACGGCGCTGACAAATACGTCGACGCAGGCGTGGTCGAGTATTCATGCCACTACTCATGGTACGACGTCCTCGACAGCCTGCAAGCTATCGAGGCGCACCGCCGCCCTACGCAATCCCCTGCAAATTGCGCTTGAGCGCACCACGCCAACGTGACATCGGCCCGCTTAGGGCCGTTGCCGCGTCTGACGCCATCGTCAGGCACACGGCGTCAGCAAGATCCGGCGAGCGCAGGCCGCGCTTGCGCATGGCGTCCTTGCTCTCGGCAGCCATCTTCCCAGAAGACGTGAACGCGTAGCGGATGCCGGTGAGATCAGACAGCAGCTCGTCGTCGTTGGGCAGCTTGCAGCTGCGATCCTCGAGCCACGCCTTGCACTTAAACCACAGCTCCGTGCGCAAGTTGTTATATGTCTCCTTCATCGACGGTGCCTCGGCCACGTTCACGCCGCGCACTGGTGCGCCAAGCTCGTGCATCCGATCCACGACGCCCGACCCTATGCCAATGCTATCCACAAGGATCTCGCTGGGCTGCTGCGACGGGGGCAGCGCATCATACTCAGCCATCACGCGGCCAACGGTCTGCATGAGATCAAGCCCGCGCCACGACTTAATCTCCGTAATCACGCTGCCCTCGCGCTTGCAGAACGCGGTGCGGTCGGTGCCAAAGCGCGCAGGATCAATCGCCCACACGGCGCGCGTGTTGGGCGCAACCTCGATGTCGCGCTTCATCGCGGCCTCGGCCAAGTGGTACGGCACAATCGTGTCATCGTCAGCCAATGGAAACTCGCCAAGCACGCGGATGCGGAACGCGTTGCTCTCCTCCCCGTACCGCGCGCGCATCTCGTCAACGAACTCGTCGCTGACAAGAGGGCTGTCAACGCATGACCATCGACGCGTCCACCAGCTGCCGGCGAGGCGCGTCTGGCTCTCGTAAAACGTGCCAGAGCTACGCGTGGGGTTGCTCAGCAGCACCGTGGTGGCGCTGTGGCCCGACATGCTGCCCGCAGCAGCCTCAAACACCTTCTCAGGCACACCTGACGCCTCGTCAATGACCAGCAGCACATGCTCGCTATGCACGCCGGCGAGCGCCTCCGGCGTCTCCGCGCGAGACGTGCGGGCCGAGATGAACGCTTCGGACGCGGCAGCGGTAAGCTCAACGCGGTCAGACTTCACCGTGACCATGTCCTTCAGATTTTGCGGCAGCTCGTTGATCCACCGCTTCATCTCCGCGAACAACGCGTCAAAGAGCTGGCCAGATGTAGGCGCGGTGACGACAACCTTATTCGGAAAACGCAGAAACAGAAACCACAGCATCGCCCAAGAGGCAGACGTGGACTTGCCGGTGCCATGACCAGAGCGCACGCTGATCTTGCGCTCGCCCGACGCAATGGCAGCCAGAAACTCGGCCTGATATGGCAGCGGGGATGCGCCAAGCACCTCACGCACAAAGCGCACAGGGTCGTCGTAATACTCGACAACGAAGTCGTCAAACGGGTTGGCTTCACTCATTTAATCCGATCCTCCGTTATCTTGAAATAGGTGTCGTCCAGCTCAATGCCGATAAAGCGGCGGCCAAGACTCTTAGCGGCCACACCAGTAGTGCCACTCCCCATGAAGGGGTCAAGCACTGTGTCGCCCTCATTCGACCACGAAATAATGTGATCCCGCGCTAGATATTCTGGAAATGGCGCTGGGTGAATATTGGAACCCTTCTGCGATACTGTTGCACACTCCCAAATATTAAACCTTTGGCCAAATTCTTTAATTTTATTATACTTGTTTTTTCTGGTTGATCCATCTGGCATTCTAATAGTTGGACTTTTTACTATCTGCCCAAATGATTTGTTTTTTCTGTCTTTTATAGGGTTGAATGATTTTGGCCTGCCCTTGCTGAATACAAACATATACTCAAAAACTGACGCATATCTTGTTTTTAGAGCGCCAACAGCAGAGAATGTGGGCTTAGACCAAATCATCGTATCGTGTAGATTGAACCCACATTCCTTAGCCCACAACGCCTGCTTGAACGATGTTCCCGTCTCACTGCCCTTGATGGTGGCATCACCAACAACCCAGACGACAACGCCACCATCTGCTGTAACGCGATGCAGGCTAGAAATGACATCACGCCAAACATGCTCGCCCCACTGCTCGTTGTTGCCGTTGTAGGTGCGAAGGTTGTCGTATGGCGGGCTGGTCACTGTCAGATCGACCGAGCCATCGGGCATTTCACCCATGCAATCCAAACAATCGCCGTGCATCAATTTAATCATCCGACACCTCCACATATTCAGCGTCAATCGTGGCCGCCTCGGCGTCGCTGTTCACGCGCTTCATGTCGGCGCTAAACTTGCGCAGCGCGTCCAAGTGCAAATCCCCAATGGAAAGCGTGACGTTGCTCTGCGGGCGCGTGCCGTAGCGCTCCTGATTCATCGAGCCAGCCATGAACTTGCGCCACTGCACCTTCTCGCGCGTGGCGGCAATCTCCGTCGGGCTGCTGGCACCGCTCAATCCGTCAACCATCTCCAAGCCCTGCTCCACCAGCGCATCCGCAGCCTCGCCGCGAGCCTTGCCAAGCGCAGCCGCATACTCAGGCACGCTGTTCAGGCTCCTGCTAACATAACTGCGCGTGCAGCCGTATTGGCGTGCCAACTCGGCGACGGTGACGCCAGACGCGATCTGGTCAAACAGCCAATCTGCGCCGCCGTTGGAGGCGACCTCCGTCAATATGCGCTTGCGTAACGCCTTGCCTGCCATTGCGTTTCTCCTTGTACGCGGGAAATTTTAGCGCGGGGCCATGGGTATGGCAAGCGCGTGGGGGGGTGCGGGGGTGCGGGGGTGTGTGCGCTTTTCTATACACACACGCCCCCGTCGAAGCGCGAAGTGGGGGGGGTAAACCTGACCAGACGGTCAGGATCTGCGGCTGGAATCGCATAATCGTTATTATGTTAAATTTATTATGTAACGATATCAGCATGTTAGCGTTTTACACCTATCTATGGTTGTATCGCTGGCGATATTGCTGCGCTGCGGAGTGGTATTATTATACCGCACCAATGTTGACCAGTTGGTCAGGTTGATGTATTCGCGCACGCGCGTCTGAGCGTCGGCGTGTCTGCCGCAGAGGCTAAACACGCCCTCACGCTCGTTTTAACCACC